CACGTTGACGTTTAATCTGTACGGAAGCGAGGAATCATAATGTCCAATCAAGCATTCCCCCTTACCGGCAAGGTTCACATCGTCAACGCCACGGGGGAAGAAGCCCGTATTGGCGGCGAAGGGAAACTATTGACGGCGGACCCGGTTCGCATCGTCGGAAGCACCTTCGGGACCGTTTTGGATACAAGTTTTTGGACGGCGGCAACGTCGGCGGGCGGTACGACTTCCGTATCGTTTGAAGTGGCTTCGGTCTTGTCCGGCCCCAACAATAGCGGCTACGGAATCATCAAATCGGTTCGATCTGGGTTCCACGTCATGGGATCCCCAAACAAGTTGCACTCCTACTTCCGTATCCCCACGGTTGTCGTTGCCGATTGCGCCCGACGATGGGGCATGTACACGGCGGTTGCGGCCTTGCCGTCCGATGGTGCCTATTTTGAACTATCCGCGGCGGGTGCATTGTCTTGTGTGACTTGTCGGAACTCGGCCCCTACGGCGGTTCCGTCCGGTTCCTTCAACGGCAAGATGGGTACGACGTACACGTTGGACACCAATGTCCATGGGATGTACATCCAAGTCGGCACCGAAGAAGTCCAGTTTTTCATCGATTCACATTTGCTTCATGCGGTCGAATGCACAACCGCAACATTGATGCGGACAACGACCTTGCCTATCCAGTTTTCTTCGCAAAATAGTGCGGGTGGCACTACGTCGGGGACGTTGGAATGCTGGGGTGCGGCTATTGAACGTATTGGCCCGTATGCTTCCGCACCGCAATACCGTCATGCAACGGGTGCGGCGACGACCACATGCAAGATCAACCCCGGCGTTTTGCATCGTGTTGTCAACAATAGCAAACTTGGTGGGACGGCGACCATTTACGACAACACGGCGGCGGGCGGATCAATCATCGGGATCATGGATTTATCCGTGTTCGCCGGTCTTGACTACATGGTGCCGTTTGGTGTCGGGTTGGTTGTGGTGACAACGGGTGGTAGCACGGATATCACGATTATCTACGAATGATGTCCTAGAAGGCACATTCTAGGACATCATTGGGGCCACGCACCCACGGCCCGCAAGGAATGGCATGGTAGGGTCTAGGCATGACCAAGCCACACCTACCACGCACCAAGGCCCGAACATCCAACCGAATGACGCCAGATCAGGTAACCGCGATCCGGGTCGCTTGGGCCTACCAAGTGTCGTGGGCTTCCCTAGCGGAAACCTATGGTATTTCAAAACAAATGGTCTATAGGATCGCTTGCCCGAATGTCCATCAACCCGCCTACAAATGGGTTCCGTGGCCCGTTGGGTTGCCACTACGCCCGGTGACAAAACGGTTGACCCCGGACCTTGTTAGGATGGCCCGAGACTTGTGGTGGTCCGGGGCGGAATCGCAAAATGACATCGCCGTAAGGCTGGGTGTTTCGCAACCCAATGTGTTTGACATCCTTCACCGGAACGCTTGGAAAAATGTTGCCCCGACCCCGATTGAGTTGTTGGCGATTGGGGCTTGGCGGAAATATCAACGGCCGGTTGAGCTGTGTGATCTTCCCGTGCCCGAAGAACCGTTGCCCGTGGATACGGGGACGGGGCGGATCCAATGGATCGGTGCGGATGGCCTTGTTAGGGCCACATTTGCCACCGTAGGGCGTGCTTCTATTGCGACGGGCATTGACCGCATGGTGATAGCCCAAGGGCTACAAGGCGGCAATCCATCATCGTGGCGGTATGAACCGGGGGTTAGGGTCGGCGGGGACTTGATTGCC